TTCGCATAATGACCATGGCGTTACGTTACCTGCGGCGGCCGCAGGCCGAATGCGAAGCCCGGAAAATCGCCCCGCGCCGGGCGAGCATTTACACGTAATGCCCATTATGCGAGGCCACTTTTGGTACCGGCAGAGGATCCTGCAGAACGACCTGGTTGAAAATATTGGTACCATTTTCCGGTGGCAGTGGTACCATTTTCGTCGTGCTCGAGCACGTCCAGGGCGAAAATACGGTACCAAAAGGAGCCGCCATGCTTGTCAAACTCCCCGATGAATCCCCCGACTTCGTAGAGAAACTCAAGGAACAGACCGGTGCGACCACGGCTGCCGGTGCATATCGGTTCGCCGCTGAGCGGTATGGGGCGCTGACCTATCAGCTCAAGCAAGCCATGGACGAACTGGCGAGGTTGCAGACCCGGTGCAACGTCCAGCAGCAGATCATCGACAACGCCCGCGCTTCTGCCTCTTCTCTGCTTGACCACGTCGCCCAGGGCGATCTTCTGCAAAGCTGACAGCCCCTCGAAGCCCCGGCAGGTCAAGGGCCGCGACCCCGGCTCGTCGGATCAACGATCCGGCGAACGGAGTCCCGGGCGGAGCGAACCCTTGAACCCACCTCGGCCAACAGCCTCCGCAAGGGAGGGAGGGGAAGCTTTATCTCCCCTGCCTCCCGAGCCCTCGGCGGCAAGAGCGGGATGACAAGGGCAGAGCCCTTGGTGTTTACGGGCTGTCCCTCGGCAGTGGGGTTTCAGGATTTTGCCGCCCCGAAAGCGGAGTGCGATGACGAGCGAAGCGATGCCCCGCAGGGGTGACCGTAGGTCATCGAGCTCTTCCGCGAAGCTGAGCTTTCGGGGCGGCTTTTGGCTTTGGCTTTTGCTGTGCCCGGCGGGAGCCGGGTCCACCATCTCTAATGGTGGACTTTTGTGCAACGGATGCACTTTCAGTTGCCCAGCCTCTCGTGATCGATGGCTAGCAGCAGGCCCTTTAGTGCCATTTTGATTCGTGCCCGGTCCTCTTCTGGTAGGGACTCTATCCTCTTGAATATTGAGCGGAACTCCTCAGATACGGACCGGTCTTCAGACTCCATGACTATCTCGTCGCTTGAGATTTGCAGCCCTTGAGCAAGCTTCACTAACTGATCCGCACGGGGTGCATTCTTGCCACCCTCATACCGCTTGTAACTGACTAGGCTTATCCCACAAAGCTCCGCCGCCTGAGCCTGCGTCAAGCCTTTGATTTTTCTAGCTTTCTTTATGCTATCGGCGATGCTCATTATTGAATCGTCGCTTGTGTGTCTTCGGTGCATGCGAGCTTAAGCCTCGTCAGAATCGTTAGAGTCCAAAGGGATACTTCATGGTATCTGTTCTGTATTGACTCGTAAGTATCACTAGGGATACCTTAATGGCTCCTTTGTAGGGGCTTGACAGGTTTTCCATGCTCGACAAGTTGCACCTCTTCGTTCCTTTCCGTCTCGAGCACATCGAACTGCTCGGGGTGGAAGGGCGTGCGGACCCGGTGCATGTCGTTGATCTGGAGAGCCTGGGCGTGCCGCTCCAGGGGCAGATCAGCCGAGGGGAGGGCGGAGAGTTACAGGCCGACTACCTGCGGCATGTTTGGGAGTCGCTGAGCACGGGCTTCACGCCGCTTGCGTTCAAGGTTTTTCACCAGTCGCTGGGCAAGCGTCTGATGCCCGGCGTAGAGCTGAAAGCCAGCCCGGCGAAGTTGCTCCAGGGGCACAACGTGTTCGGTCCGACCTGTATCCAGAAGGGGGCCGAGGTGATGTTCAAGTGGCTACACGCCACGTATCCCGACCTGTTCGCCAAGCTCGATGTTCCGGCGACTCAGGTCTACGCCCTGGACTGCACGTATTCCAGCCGGTTGCCGGATGAGCGCACCGCGCTCCAGGTCATCCAGGCGCTGACCAACGTCAGCAACGGCCACACCAAGAGTCGCGGCGACAACTACCAGACATCCGCTTACTGGGGCGCGAAAGAATCCCGCCTGAAGCGCCTGAAGGCGTATCTCAAGCACACCGAGTATCAGGCCCAACTGGACGAATTGAAGCGGGCAGGGCGGGCCGATCTGTCGGCCGCTCGGTCTGTTCGGGTCATGTCTGACCCACGGTTGCAGGAGTGGGTGCGCTACCTGCTCCGCATGGAGGCCACGGTGATGCACCGGTGGCTGGAACGCCGGGGCATCCCGTCTCGGCTTGTTGATCTGATCGCCTACCAGCAGCGGCTCCAGGAAGAGGGGCGCTGCCTGATTCAGGAGTGCTGGCAAGCGGTTACAGCGGATCTTTTCGCGGCCTTTGAGGGTATCCAGATGCGTGTGATTGATGATGAAAAAGTGCTGGCCGCACTGACTGAGCGACACCTGAAGTACGACCGGAAGGGCAAGCCCAACGATAGCCACGCTCGGAACCTGTTCCGGACGTACCGCAGCCTCAAGGACTACGGGTGGCAGGAAACGATGGAGTCAATGGCGCGCCGGACTTTCTACAAGCACGTGAACGACATCTGCGAGGCCGGCCTGTCGAAAGCCGCCCTGCAGAAGCTCCACGAAGCCGACCGGGCGAACAACGTCGTACCGCTGCTGCGGTTCGTGCAAGTCGATTTCAGCGCCCAGCGCCCCGACTGGTACGTCGAGCCGACCGTGGAGGCCGCTTGATGCTGGTAGCCACCCTGGAAACTCTGGCTCTGTTGGCCTTTGCGGCCACCGTCATCCACGCCCTGGGCGTGTGGGCGCGCAGCGATGGATAAGGCGGCCCACCAGTCGCTCCGCTGGGACCTGGAGCAAGACCTTTCCCACCTCGTCCAGGACGAGCACCTGGTGCGCCAGGTCCTGGACCTGGTCATGCGCCGAGTCGTTCAGGAACAGGCTGCCGAGGCAGTTCGTCGGCAGCGCATCAACCGAGATTTCAAGACGTTCCGGCGCTGCCGGAGCGTGACGCCGCCCGCCTGGGCATTTCGTGAACCGGGCACACGCCCACAAGTTGAACCCCTGAGGTAATCCATATGCTCGCTCTCATCGGCCTGTGCCAGGGCTATTACTCCGATACTCGCAACGTCAATACCGCCAACGGTCCTTCGCAGATTGTTGAGCACTCGGTGCTCGTGCAGGTTGAGCAAACCAATAAGTTCGGTATGCCGGAAACCAAGGTTATTCAAGTCCGCATTTCGAAGCGGCACATGGATGGCGGGCTTAATAATGTCTGGAAGATGGAGAAGGGCAAAACTGTGTCCGTCCCGGTATTTATCCAGGCGTGGGCGAGTAAGTCCGGTAACGCCGGATTCGATTATTGGCTGTCGGGCGATGGCATGCCGTTGAAACTTCAAACCGTTCAGGAGAAAGCCGCTTAAGGGCCCCGGCCTTTTTCGGCGAAAAAGGACGGGTAGGGGACAAGCATGAATTTTTTGGGCTGTGACGGTGTTTGGCTGGCCAGGGAAGATGGTTCAACTATCTGCCAGGGTCAAATGAAGACTTTTACGGTCCAGGAAATGCGGGAGTTTTTGACTCCTGCAATGACAATTGCGCAGAAAGCTCAAATCACCGGCGGGCTGTTGACGTTGTTTGTCGCGGTCTGGGTGTTTAAGAAGATGCGCACATCAATTCCACACTAGGAGTAAGTCCGATGAAACAACTGAAACAACTGTTCTCCCTGGGCAAGCGTGAAGCCGTTATCGGTGGCTCGTTGCTGATGACGTCCGGCCTCTCGATGGCCGCCGAGGGCGATATCGACACCACCAAGGCCCTGGCCTATATCGCGGGCGGTCTGGCTGCTGCTGCGGCTGTGACTGGTGCCATGTTCGGCCTGGTGGCCCTGATCGGTGCGGCCAAGAAAGCCCAGCGCGCAGGGACCTAATCGACCCTCAGTCAAGCCGGTGGCGGTCACTCCGCCCCGGCTTTTTTATTGTCCGGAGAAAGGATAAATGAGGATTAAGACATGTATATCAGCCCTGAAGATATCGCTTTCTATGGCGTGCTTATTGCCATCGTTATTCTTTGCTCGGGGCGTTAATGCAGAACAGTTTTATTGGGTTGTGGCCTCGCCTTCCGCTGTCGCCGGGGGGAGCTACAGCTCACCGTCATCGGCGTGCGCTGTTGTGTTTGATTATTACAAGCCGACTACTAACTGGATCAAATCTGTTGAGCCTGTGCGAAGAAATGACACGGTATTTGATTGCTTTGCGCGCGGCACGAATGCTTCTGGACGCGCGCAATCTGGAAATATTGGAGTTATTTCTCGAAGAGGCGAATCGTGTCAGCCAGGGGCTGAATATGATTCGGCTGCGGGAGTTTGTAAGGAGCCGCCCAAGGAGTGTGAGATTGGTGTGCCTAACTTATTTCGTAGTTCGAACTATCCGATTATCGTGATTAATGGGAAGAACACGGTTCCTAGTTCTCCGCCGTCCGGCTGTTTGAGTGGCTGCGCCTATGAGGCGGATAGTTCTCGGCCAACATCCTGTTATCGCACTCCAGGTTCCACAACTGAGGGGTTCTGCAACTACACGCTCAAGAGCAACGGCCAGAACTGTTCGGCAGACTCCGGCAACCTGGGCGGCACCGGCCCTTCGCTCAGCGAACCGAATCAGCCGCCAGTGACCGACCCGCCTTCGGACCCGAATCACCCGGGCTGTCCGAAGGGCTACAGCTGGTCCGGCACCACATGCGTGAAGACGCCGACCGATCCCACGGACCCGACCGACCCTGGTGGTGATGGCGGTGGAACTGGTGGTGGCGATGGTGGTGATGGTGGCGGTACAGGCGGTGGCGGTGATGGTGGAACGGGCGGCGGCGATGGCGGCACCGGCGGGGGAGACGGAAACGGTGGAACTGGCGGCGGTGATGGCGATGGCGGCGGCACGGGTGGCGGCGGTGATGGCGGGGGAGACGGGCAGTGCGATCCGGCCAAGGACCCGAACAAGTGCGGCAGTGGCTCCTCGATCTCCGGCGACGGTGACTGCAAGGTGGCGATTCAGTGCAATGGCGACGCAATCCAGTGCGCCATCGTTCGCCAGGAAAAGCTCGCACGCTGCGCGGATGAAGAGTTCCGCACGGTCGATGAGAAGAAGATTCAGGACCTGAAAAACACGCTGGCCGGCGAGTTTTCCGGGCCTGAGTACGAACCCATCAAGGCCACCGGCGAGAACACCCATGACCTGTCGAAGCTGCTCGACACTAGCGGGCGCTTTTCCAAGGCCTGCCCGGTCATTCCTGACGTCTCGTTCCCCTGGTTCGGCAGTACTCAGACGGTGTCGCTCAGTAGCGTGTCGTCCGATCTGTGCACGTATCTCCAGTGGTTCGGGTATCTGCTTGTCGCGTTCGCCATGCGCGCCGCGGCTGAAATCATTGCGCGAGGGTTGAACTGATGCCGTTACTGATCGGGGTACTACTGCGGGCCATCGGCTGGTCGCTGATCCCGCTGGGTTGGAAGCTGCTGCGCGGTCTGGGGTTCACCGCTGTTGCCTTCGTCGGTGTCAAGGCTGTGATGGATCAGGCCAAGGACTACGTGTTCAGCAGTCTCGGCGGCGTGCCTGCGCAGTGGCTCCAGGTCCTGGGGCTGCTGCAAGTGGACGTGTGCATCAACATCCTGTTTTCCGCGTACATTGCCCGCGCCGTGCTGTGGGGGATGGACAAGTCTGGCGGTAAGTCCGGCATGCGCTGGACCGGGCCGAAGTAAGCGAGGAGGGGACCCACATGCTCTATCTGCGCACCGGCCTGCCAGGGGCTGGTAAGACCCTGAACGCGATTCGGGAAATCGACATTGAACACCAGCCGGACCCGGACGACCCGACCAAGCGGTTGCACAAGGACCCGGACAATCCGGACCTGCCGCCCAGGACGATCTACTACTACGGCATCCCGGATATGAAACTTGACCGGCTCAAGTCGAAGTGGGTCGAGTTCGATACGCCTGAGGAGTGGTACAACCTGCCTGATGGCTCGGTGATCGTGATCGACGAAGCGCAACGGGTGTTCGGCAATGATGGCTCCAGGGCGCGCCCGGAGAAAGTCACGCGCTTCGAGACGCACCGGCACCAGGGCCTGGACATTCACCTGATCACCCAGCACCCCAGCTTGCTGTGTACGCCCGTCCGCAAGCTGGTCGGCAAGCACATCAACTTCATTCGGCCCTATGGTCGGGAGAAAGGCATCTTCCGGCATGAGTACGAGTTCTGCATCGACAACCCTGAGCGGCGCAGCAATTTCAAGCAGGCCCAGGAAGAGCGGGTCACGCTGGATAAGGCGTATTTCGGCGTCTACAAGTCGTCGACGGTGCACACGCACAAGCCGATCACGCCCAGCTACATGAAGAAAATCCCGCTGATCATCGTGCTTATGCTGATCCCGATCGGCGTGCTTGTTGGGCTTGTCGTGACCGCGATGCGTCAGGGGAATGATGAGAAAGAAGCGGCTCTTGCGAGGAGCCAAGCGACTGAAGCGTCAGCGGGTGTTCTGCCTGGGGCTGGAAATGCTGTTCAGGCAGCCCCCAGGGCCTCCAGTGGGCCGAAATCGGCCGATGAGTTCATCGGTGATATGTCGCCCAGGGTGCCCGATCTGGTGGCCTCGGCGCCGCGCTATGACGATCTGAACAAGCCCAGGGATTTCCCTCGGCCGGTGTGTGCGGCCAGCTCGGACCCGAATTTGATCGGCAAGGCTCCTGAGCGGCGAATTCCGCTGGGCACGTACAATGGCCGGGTGATGGTCTGCCAGTGCTACACGCAACAGGTCACGCGGATGCACACGACGTTCGAGTTCTGCATGGACGTTGTGAACAACGGCTATTTCGACGACACGCGGATGCCACCGACTTATGCCAGCGGCAACAGCACGCGAGGTTTGATCACCAGTCCGTCAGTTGACCCGGCGACGGCGATTGAGCGAGGGCGCGCAGCGACATCGCCGACGCCGGGGGATGCGTTCTCGACACGAGTAACCATTGTGCCGGATAGCAGCAGGATGCCCAGGACGCTATGAGCGATGTGAGCCTCTCGGCTCAGGGGTTCTTATCCATGGC